TGATTGCTTTACCTTGTCATCTTTTTCTTGAATATACATTCCCATTTATTGTCTCTTCCTGGATAGCGTACTATCCAATACAATTATATCCTAGTTTTACCATTTAAAATTACAGCATTGGCATGCATGTGTAAATTGTAACTCTTGGTAAATTTCTGGACTTATACATCTGTTGCAAAAATTAGATATGTCAACTTTTGATGTTTCTCCAGATTGTGGATCACTTTGATATGCTACGTTTTCAGTAACTACTATAGATCCTCTTTCTGCTGACTGTTTAACATGCCAAACATAATTTCCAAAATCTCTAACTACGAAATCTCTTCTTGCTTGACCGTCATTGTTTTCATACCATTCGCTGATATGTGCTACTCCTTGTTCAAATGACATAGAGTACCTTTCTCTTAGGATTTAAGTATACCACAATGCGATATAATCTATATATGCATAGAGGTCCAGCCCTTTTATATTTAATATACCACAAAAAATTCGGGGCATTTAAGGTAGGAATAAACGACATAGGTAATACTAGATACCCTACCCATAGATCAAATGGTTGGAAAATAGTCGAGTATTGGTATTTTGATAGCATAATGATAGCACGTAAGGTAGAAAGAATAGTGTTATCTAAGATGAAAGATAAAACAAAGAGTGAAGGTTTTGTAAGTAAAGAGGATATGCCTCAAGGTGGCTATACTGAAACTTTTGATGCTGATAAAATAACATCAAGACAGGCTAAGACTATAATTAACAAAGTTATTCGCAACATGCTATAATTAAATATTGAAAGGTTTATATGCCAAAAATAATGTTTGAGTCAAAAAATAAATTTAATAAGGTTTACGATCACCCAGAGCCAGCATCTAAAAATATACCTGAATGGTGGAAATCATTAGATCCATTTATTAATGATCAAAATCTTAACATGCAACATCTAATGAAGTATGCCCCCAACAGTCATGGAGTACCAAATGTAGGTGTTAAAAAATGTATGCCAGTTTTAGATAGTATATCTGCTGGCTATATAATTAAGTTACATTGTGATATTAAGTTTGAACATATTAACGGAATACAGGAAGCATTCTTTACTTCAGCAACAGTGCCAGTATCAAAATGGACACCTGAACAGTTTAATGGATACGATATACCAGAAGAGTATACAAAACAAGTATATAAGTGGAACTCTAATTGGATTATTAAAACTCCTCCAGGATACTCCTGTTTGTTTGTTCATCCAATTGGATACAACAGTTTACCTTTTAAAAGTTTAACTGGTATTGTTGATACGGACACCCTAGTAACGGATATTAATAATCCATTTATTATTAAAAAGAATTTTAATGGTTTGATAAGTGCAGGAACACCAATAATGCAAGTAATACCTTTTAAAAGAGAAGATTGGACTTCAGAATTAACAGAGGTTTCTGAAGAAGAAATGAGTATTCGTAATGAAGGTTTGTTTAAAAAGATAACTGGTTCTTATAAAAAAAGTTTTAGGTCTAATAAAAATTATAGATAAATATATAATATTTTTATATAGTGTATTTATTAAAATCTTTAAACTTAATCCACCTAGTTAGAGTGAATCTATCCGCATCTATTGGATCTTTTACCCCATGTATAAAATTTTTATTACCTGCCCACATAACAAGTGTATTTGATACTGGCTTAAACTCATATGGTATTTCTGGAAAATATACTTGTCCTCCAGAGTAGTTATCGTTTATATATATGTTGCATGCCAGATATCCATCCCAAGCATCACGCCATCCAACTAACTGTTCATCACCTGACTTCTGTGCCTCTAGACCAGCCTCTAAAACATCTGTATGTGGATCTGAACAAGATCCAATCCTATGAATTACAAATCCAAGTGGATCTGAAGCGGGTCCATCAGTAAATTTCATACCGTATGCTTCCTCAGCAACCTCAATAACTTTTGTATTGTATTGATACATGGCGTATCTAAGTTCTTCAGGCAAAACAAAATCTTCACCATCTTTTAAATGCATACCTTTGTCTTTATTTTCTTTAGCCATATCTTTTAAAAAGTTATTAAATGCTTCAAGCAAGTATGGATCAAGAAAGTTATTGATAGTTTTAATTTTATCTATGCCACTTCCAAAAACATCAACAAAACTATTTGTCATTATACATCATCTCTACCTTTAATTTGATCTTTCTTTACTTTTAGCCAATATGGTGTTCCATTTTCATCAAAATCAGATCCTATTTTTTGCAACAACTCATCATTATTTTTTACATATCTTTTAATATAAGATGCAAAATCTTCATCTGCCACATCTTTGGTTACCCTGTTTTGACGCAAATAATCTTGTATTTCTTCAGGAGTCATGTTTGGCTTATGCCATGCTATCATTTTTTGCCTCTTCTAAATATTTTTTAAATAATTCTAATAGTTTTATTGTATGCCTATCATAATCTAATTCTATGGCAGTATTATTTGCATCAATTGTGTGTATTTTTATAGTCTGCCCTACTTCTAATAATATATTTTTAATATCTTTTTCTAAACTCATTTATTTACACACCAAATTTTAAAATCACCATAGTTGTATGCATCTGGAATAGTTTGATGTTTTTCCCAAAACATGTCATGAGTGTTGTCAGTCAATTCTTCTTTACATTTCTCACATGTAATCATCTTCTGCTCCTGGCAAATCTAGTGGTGTTGGGGCTGTTACAAGTGTACCACAAACAGCACATTCTGCGTCTCCTAAAAAGTATAAATCAATTTCATATGTTTCAGGATCAAACTTTACAGTTAATTTAAGCAGTGTTGATGCACAACTTGGACATTGTGGCGTTGGTATTCCTCTAGCATCCATTATATGTGTGCCCTTTTTGGTTCCGCACCCTCAACAACAACAGTTAATTGTATTAGCCATTCAGCATCTCTTCGAGGCTTATCATATCCATTTTGCATTAAATGTTCTATTACTTCTTTTACTGTACCTCTAACTATATTTTGATCACTTCTGGTCATGTTAAAACATATTGCAATTTTTCTACTTTCACCAATAACTTCACACAAGTGAGTAAGATTTGACATTAGGGTATGATCTCTATCAAAATATATGTTTGTTTTATTATCATAAATTAATTTATAAAATATATCATCTCTAACTTTAAAATCATGTGGCAAAGATCCAATAAAAGTAAAATCCCAAGCATTTAAGCCAGATATGTTTAATGCTGTAACTGGAGCATCTGGTCCAGGAAACGCTGTTACTAAAATACCACGTTTAATTGCACCCTTAACTATATAATCACCTGGATCCATAATCATTGGCATTCCTTGATCAGCAATCATTACCGCATTTAAACCATTTTCAATTTCATTATAGAGCCATTGTAATTTTTCAATTCCTTTATTTTCTTGATCAGAAAATTCATCATAAGGTAATACGGCACCTATAGGAGATAATCTTAATGATTCGCACAATTGTCTAAAACTATCTTCATGTTCACAAATAATATAATCAGCAGTTATAATAGCATCTAAAACTCTAGGTGTAATATCAAAAGCATTTCCAATTTCAGTACCAAGCAAGACTAACCTGCCTTGTTTTTCATGTTTTATAGTAAATCCACAAACAATACATTTTTGATAAGTTAACATATCAAATAAATTATGATGATCGCAATAAGTACTTTGTAATCTAGTTTTCATGAAATCTTCAACCATCCTGTCTGTTTCCCAGGTTCCAGCGTTCATGTCATCATTCATCAGTTTCTCCATAAAATCTCTCTACATCCATTATCTCATACTTTCCCTCTTTAGCATAAAACTCTTCCTCAAGATCTGAGAATTCTGGCATTATTTTTTATTTGCTCTAAATAATATAAGGGAAAACAAAATACCTGTTGAGATACCCATCATGTAATAAAATAAGGTCCATTCGTACGGTTCTTTCATCTGTATCTCCCACATTTTTTACATAGTTTGTGCCAGTATGAGTGTTTTCCTGCGGGGCATCCAGCAAAAGACGGATCATAATGCCACATATATAATACAAAACCCACTATCATAGATATAATTTTTTTCATATATCTAGCATATCATATGTGTAAAGGTTTGTCAAACTCATGCGATATACTGTATTGTATATAATATAGGCTTAGGAGCAAATATGGAAGTACTTTGGTTTTTTGTTGGATTAATTGTAGGACTAGCATTAGATTTTGTTTTAGTTCTACATATGCTTAAACCGTTAAAAAAAGAAATATCTGATTTAAAAAAATAAATTATATCAAGGCGTAAAGTTCGGCGAAAAGTAGAAGTATTATACCTACCTATGCTGCTTTCGCAGCAATAACGGTAAGATTATTCTCTCTGCTGGTATAATTGACAAATGACTGATTTAAAGGTTTGGCTAACAATTCCTACTGGAACAAGAAGAGAATACCTATCAGACATAATAAAATACAGCCAAATACCTCTTAATCAAATTGTTATAGTTCACACTGTTGAGTCATTTCCAATAGAAGGAGTGCACAACGTATGGGACTTAGACCCACCCAATATCCAAAGATGGTGGAACACAGGCATAGATATAGCCAGGGCAAATGGTGGAGAATATATCGCGGTATTAAATGATGACCTTATACTAAAAGATGATCCTATTAATAGAATAGTTAAGGGTATGAAACAAGAAGGTGCAGTATTAGGTTATCCATATCCACATACTGGCAATGGTGCTACTAGGGTAGCGGGATACTGTTGGGTGCTTGATTTATCTTCTGGATTAAGGACAGATGAAACATATAGATGGTACTTTGGAGACGATGATTTGTTGCTTCAAGCAATAGGTTTGGGAAAGGCTGTATATGTTCCAGCAACAGTAGACCATATGTCTGGAGTGGTAGAGACGAATAAAAGCCAATATTTAAAACAGTTAACAATAGCAGATAGAAAATATTTTATAGAGAAGTGGTCTGCAAGGTTTGAGAGAAATAATAAAGGTATAATGATAGAAGATACACCATTAAACCAAATGCTTATAGCATTAAATCTACATAATGGCTCTTCTAAAAAAATGTATAGCAAAAATCAAAAAAAGGAAAATAGTGAACAATAAAGAAGTCTTTGACAATGTCTACAAGAATAACCTTTGGGGTATAGGTAGCGGTCCTGGTTCTGACCCAATATATGCTGGCAAATGGATTGGCTTAGTAAATAGTTTTATTAAAAATAATAATGTTAAATCAGTCTTAGACCTTGGTTGTGGTGACTGGAGAATAGCACAAGAATTTGATTTAGATGGTGTTCAATATACTGGAGTAGATGTTAGTAGTTTTATAGTAGACAAGATTAAGGTATACGAAAAAGAAAACATTAAATTTATTGAGGATGATATTGTATCTATGGACCTTCCAAATGCTGATTTAATCTTAGTTAGAGATGTTTTACAACATATGCCTTTAAAAGATATAGAGATAGTTGTAGACAAAATCTTAGCAAGCAACAGTAAATATGCCATAATTTCAAACCTATTTAATACTAGGAAATGGTACAACATATTATCTGAAGATGATGAAGTCAACATAAATATACAGGCTGGACATGACTGTACTGCCCTAGACCTATCTAAGCATCCCTTTAACTATAGACTAAGATATATGCCTGACATGAAAATCAATGGTTTTAAGCAAAGAGTATATATACATGAAAAGGGTAAGGAACATAAGTAATGGCCCACGGTTCACAGTTTAGGTTTTTTAAAGAAGTAAAAACATTATTCCCCAATCATTTTGTTAACACGTCTGTGGTAGAAATGGGTTCATTAAATATCAATGGCACAGTTCGTGTCTTGTTTGATAACCCCAACAACTATGTTGGTATAGACCTTGGTGAAGGTAAAGATGTGGATGTGGTTTGTAGGGGTGAGGAGTATGATGCCCCAGATGAGTCTTTTGATGTGGCTATTAGTGCTGAATGTTTTGAACATAATCCTCAGTGGGCTGAGACCTTTGAGAACATGCATAGGTTAACCAAGAAAGGTGGTTTGATAACTTTTACTTGTGCTTCTACTGGTAGACCTGAGCATGGTACTTCTAGAACAACAAACTCTGATTCACCGTTTACTGATGATTATTATAGGAACCTTACAGAGGGTCATTTCAGACCGTTGGTTGATAAACTTGGTTTTTATGGTGTTTATTTTGAGTACTATCGTCCTACTCGTGATCTATATTTTTGGGGAATAAAGCGGGGTATATCAAAAGATACTCCACAACCCCTAGTATAACAAACCCTTATAGTAACAAACCTTTGTTTTGGGTAGAGGATTCGAACCTGTATTGTCTGTTTCGGGGACAGATGTCCGACCATTAGACGAACCCAAATCTATGTCAATCATACCACACATATCCCACATACGAGGTTTGGTATACCCTGCCAAAACTAGGAATTAGGGTTTGGTATAGTCTTATTCAAATGATCAATTATCTCTTTGGCTAACTCCAAAGCCTTATCTTTCTTATGCTTACCCATCAAAAAGGGAGCAATAATGTGAGCAATTTCTTCTTCCTGCGACATACTTAATACTATTATACACCAAAAAATGTTGTCTATATCTAGTGTAAAGGGTACTAGATGTAGTGGTTTGGTAGAAAATATATGTTACTGATTATATAACTAGATAGGGTTAAAGTGGAGTATTGTGGAGGGCTATGGGATATGGAGGACGCGGCGGGGCCCATCGTAATGTTCTTAGACGCGATCAAAAAAAATTACATACCAAACCTTCATATCTTTGTGTCCTGCCAAACCTTTATATCCCCCATATCAGGGCATATTATATACCAGATGTGATGGTTTGTCAATAGAAAAAATTAAA